CGATGCAAAGCAAGCCGTTTTCGGGCAACACAACATCTAATAATTCTTGTCCTATCATGGTGTCCCTGCTTGCATGTGGAAAGGGCGGCGATTATACGCCGCCCCAAAGGATAAAGGAACTAACCCTTAATCGTCGGTAGCCCAGTCATCCAGTGTGTCTTCTATGGACTCCTCTTTAGCAGGGACTGGCTTGCTCTTGTTGCTACGCACCACAGGCTCGGCCTCTTCACGGAATGGCGTCGGCGCTACTGCCACATCTTTTCTTGCACTTGCATCAAGAGTGCCCGGATTGAACACGATAGCTGCTTCTGCTTCAGGGCTAGCACCCTTCTCTGCTGCTATGGTTAACTCGTCGCCCTTGAGCCTACGCACCGCACGGAAATACAGGCGGGGTGTATCTGAGTGTTCATCGAAGCGCATTTCAGTCACAACCCGCGTGATTGAATAGTTGTACGCTGCGAGGTGCTTAACATAAGCGTCCAAGCCCATGTGGTCTTCATCGGGAGCTTTGCCAAACAGTGAAGTAGGTGCAAGCTGCATCTGATACACGTCACTGTTCTCTATGTTGTTGCCCAGCAGAACTGCCAACCTGCGAGAGTATTTGCAAGCGCGGCTCTTGCCATTAGAACCTGACCCCGATTTGTTCATGGGGCAAGTCTCACAGGTTTTGCCCTGCGGTGCCGCTGACCTTGCGTCAGGCTTTATGCCATCATTCGACCAGCAGTCAGGTACGGAAATAGCATTGGGGTCATACAGCTTCGCGTAATAGGCTCGGCTAACATGAGGTGCGGCATTGACGATAACTACATCCATCTTGGAGTCAGGGCTACGCGCCGCTTCCTGCCCATTAACGATCATGCGGAATTTGCCACCCTTTATAGAAATGCGCTTGTAGTTCGCATTGCCCAGCAGTCGTTTAGTAATCTCATCAAGACCTGTGCTGTCAGCTTTGTTGATAACAAGGTCAGTCTCATCGCGGAATAAAGTTACATTAGTAGCCATTGTGTTTTCCTATTTACGTATTAAATTTTCTTGGTAGGGCGGCGAACCATGACAGTGTAGGCACTGTCAACATTCATTCCAGCGGGGTGTGCCTCTGGATGCTCTTCCAAGAACTCTTTCATTGCAGAACCGCAAATGCGCTTTTCGAGTAGGTACGGTGCGTTATACTTGATGATTACACCGTGTAGTGAACCCCAGTCGTTTGTCCAATAGCGCGTAGTGGTTGTGCGAATAATCGTCCCGTGCGGTGTGCGTATGCTAGACGCCCCCTGTGTGTTGCACAGAACATTCATCTGGGCGCGTATGTCCTCCATTCTATCCTTCAATACGGCTTGTTCTTTTTTATGCTTGTCTTCGAGAATCTCCAGTTCTGTTTTTAGTTCTATGTATTCTTTCGCCAAAAGGCTAGCGTCTACAATTTGCGCTTCATTTTCCATGTTAACCTCTGTTGTCTAGTTCCCACCGAATACCTTCGGTGTGCGGGTATTATACTGTTTTTACTATGTTTTTACAAGGCACCTCCCAAAAAGCTCTGATACATTTCCAACAAACTTTTTTGCGCCAGTGTGCGGCTGGCTAGCGCTTTGTACAATTTGGTCTCAACAGGACTGCTGCATAGGTGGACTACCAAACAAGGATTCTTCTGCCCCGATCTATGCACCCGTGCATTGGCCTGTAAATATGTCTCCGCCGATGTCGTTGGGGAGAACCATACTACCGTATTAGCTGCTGTCAGTGTAACCCCATGTGCCGCCGCCTGTGGCTGAATGACTAGCACCTGTGGGTTTTTATCAGTCTGAAACTCTTTGAAAATAACCGTGCGCTTTTTAGCCGACACATCACCGTGTATCGCTGCTGTGGTTATGCCATGCTTATTCAGGTAGCGCTCGACCAAATCTATCGAGTGCCGAAAGGCGCAAAACACTAGCGTTTTATGCGAGACTTGCTGAACAATGTCCAGCAATTCTTCCAGTTTGTTAGAGCAGTCAAACTCAACAACCTCTCCAGTGTCAGAATACACTGATCCACAATTATGCACAATAAGCGGCCCTTGGTGCCCAGCTACAACAAACCTAGCCCTGGGTCCGCAGTTAAGTAAGTCGTAAGTTTTTTGCTCTTGTCTGGAGGCACCATCAGGGCTATTTCTACGGGCCAACCCGCCTTTAGGCGTCTTCTCAATGTGATAGGCTTGATCCCATACGCCTTCGCCGCTTGTGCTATGGGCATTAAACCTTTCGGGGTGTCTATGAGTACATTCGTCCGTTTGTTCAGCCCCTGCTGTTCTGCGGTAGCCCATCGGCAATTTTCTGGGGAATATGGGCCATTGTTGTCTATTCGATCCAGTGTGAGCCCCTTCTTGTATACCGGCCCCATATCTAACCAAAACGCCGCGAATGAATACCGCCAACTTTCGCATACTGCTATACCCCGTGCCCCGTAATTTTTGTAGTCCTTGTTGGAGGGATTGTGACAACGGAGTATCATGTTTTGATAATTGGAATACGCCTGATGGTAACTCATTTTGTGCGTTTCGTTCCCGTGGTGGCAGCCACAACTCCTTGGGTATTTTCTGTGCTTCGCCCGCAAGTATTGGCTCTCCCTTTCCGTAATGTTCCCACAATCGCAAAGACAAAGCCATCTGGCTTTTTTTGCTTTCCCAACTGATGTTCCGGCCCTTGCTATCACAGTCAGGTAGCCGAACTTTCGCTGCATCAAATCTATAGCCGGATTTGCCATATAGTATATCTCCTGCTGTGCGCCAACCTTGTGTAGTAAGGACATTATGATCTAGTGTCATAGATACCCCGTAGCAGTCCTCTACTTGCTTAACTCCTCGGAATATGACTCCACCATGATCTACCCATTCCTCTCCATCCCAGACTTTATGCTTGGCTGATACGTCTTGTATAGGTATCCAGCCTATATCCGTGAGTACCGGAGTATTATACACTATGCACGAAATTTGCAATAGCTTCCCCATCTGCACAGCGGCATTTACCGCTGATATATCCGTCCCCGCCGCCTGAATGAGCTGCTCTTTCCTCAGCTTATCATAGTATTTTTTCTGCTGCGCTGTCATAGGTATTTGCCTATCTGAATACAGCATATCCGGTAAGTCTAGGCAGTCTTCTGTCTTGTATCGAATGGCTGGCTGAAGCGCTTCATACACAATATCTTGAGCTTCTGGGCGCGGAACGTATTTGAACTGCGACGTTTTCAGCATCACTTTGTCTTTCCATGCTCCAGCATATCCCGGCACAGCGCTTGGATTCACTAGCCTAGCCTGACCATACGCATCTTCTGGTGACTGCGCTGCGGGTGTTCCTGTCAATAGCCAGAGCCATGTGTCTGCCTTTATCAATGAGTTTAGCGTCTTCCATCGCCTTGTCTTTACATTCTTTAGCGCAGTGCTCTCGTCACACACAATCAGGTCAAAGCCACCCTGCAATATCTCATCGCGCACCACTTCAATCCCGTCATAGTTGATGATGACAAAATCGGCCTTACCCTTTATAACGGCGATGCGCTGCTCTTTCGTGCCGTGGGCTATACCCACTCGCCTGTGCATAACTGTATTGAATAGGTCTGACCGCCATGCACAATCCATGATAGACAGTGGGCATACGATCAACACGCGCTTTATTGCTTTGGTGTTCAGCAGGTAGTCTGCGGCCCACGCTACAGCAGAGGTCTTCCCCGTCCCCATCGCATTAAGGCAAAACGCTCTCCTGTGCAATGTCAGAAACGATGCAGTGTCCCTCTGATGGTCAAACGGGCTGTATATTCCGGGCCAGTCGTACTTACCAAGGATAGGTGACAGCACCTTTTTGAAGCCTAGGTTTTTCAGAATCATGGCATTGCCCAGATTCCAATGCACAGCAACATCGTGCACTCCATGCCCTTCTTTTATAACCTTGGACTTTTGAATCACCTGAGTGATTTTGTCTGGGTTCTTTGTACGCACAACAAGTGCGCTATTTGCTAATACTTCCATAATTTCACCACATCGCTTAGGGAGCGACGACCCATGTTGTTTCGCTAGATACTTTTAGAGAATGTCGTAGGTGTCATCCTCACTTGATATTTTAAGAACATCCTGCACATCGGGTTTGATAACATCGCCGCTGTGCACCCACTCCTTGATCTGTTTGTAGCAGTGCTTCCTCTCCCGACGGGCTACCACAAAGGTCATGTTTATCAACTCATCCAAGAACCGATCTATGACCTCTTGCGGCATCCCAGCGTTTCGTGCTAACTGCTTAACGCTTTTAGTTGTTACTCTCATTTTTTCTTTTTCGGACTGTCATAAGTTGCTTTGGGTTTGTGGTTGCTAGCTCTAGCATAGCTACGGTTGTCATGCTTAGAGGTTAAAAAATATCCGTCTGCATTAGAGCCACCTTTGGACAAAGCCTTTTTATGCGCTATGTCTTTGCCGGTTCTATCCACACCTTCTTTATCCAGTTTATACCTAGCACGCTGACGGGCCAGCTTAGCTTGAAGGACACCGCCGTCTTTTTTCTGCCGTGCCTTTTCATTCTGCCAATCACGCTTGTAGTCTCTCACCTTAGAGGGCATCGCCTTCTCCTATCTATTTCTGCCGTTATGCTCACAAGATAGTGCTTCGCACCACTTGCCACATAAACCATTCGGTTTTGGGTTGAACACGCCTGTTTCATAAGACATTTCTCGTTGTGCAAGTATACCATGCAGGTCAGAGAAAATAGTGAAAGCCTCGTCACGGGTGTAGACACTCTGTATGCGGTCATTAGGCACGATGAACCACAGCATAGCCTTCACTTTTTCCAACTGCGGAAACTTAGCGAACATACACGCTGCCATCAGCGCCAACTGCTTTATGTCTGCATAACGAGAGCTTTTGCCTGTCTTGTAGTCCAGCACCCAGCCTGTGCTGTCATTTATGATAATCAGGTCGGCTATGCCTCTAAACCATACGTCCTTGTCAAAGAAGTCACAGGCTACCAGCTTACCGTCCTCTTTCTTCAACCCCATTTTGAGTTCGCAATGCTTATCACCGGGGAATCTCTTTAGGCTGTCTAGGTAAGACTGTATATGAGAAAACTTGGGCAGGAGTGGCTTGTCATCGCGTACGTACTCTTCCGCTGCGGTATGCAGCTCTTTTCCGTAAAGTGTAGCCTCAGTGTCAGTGAATACTACTTCTTTGGTGATCTTCTCCGCCTCGTACTTACGAGGGCATAGCTCATACAATTTTATTGATGAGAAACTCCATGCTCCGGGTTTTTTCATCTGTACCTTCCTTAAAAATAACTCTCTAACTTCTTCATTTTGAATGATAAATTATCTCCGAACCCGCACTCGGCGTCCAGTGGTATGTTGGGCAGCCACTCTGGAGGTTTGCGAAGCTCCTCTACAATAAACTTCATGGCTTCTAGTGATTGCTCGGTCGGCACGATACCATAGAGCGCGTCATGAATAGTCAGCCCGACAGGGTACTTCTTGTGTACTCTTACCATAGCCTCGCCCATCACGCACCTAGCCAATGCCTGAATGATATTCTGAAAGCATTTGGCGGCGTGTATATGCACTGGCCCTTTGCGCGTTTTGTACACCCATTGTAGCCTGTTCGAGCTATCCATAGAGGGTGTCAGGTCATTATAGGTCATATACAAATTGGAAGGTAGCCTGATGCCCCGCGCTCCGATAACTTTCAGCGATAGCGCTCCTAAACCAATGTCGTATTCTTCATTTTGTGCAATCGCGTACAGCGCGTTACCTGCATCATGCCAAGCTTTTTTGACCATATAGTAATCATCTCGGTAAATTTCTACGACTTTTTTAGCAAATGTTTCTCCAATGTCCCTACCGGATAGCATCTTGATTTGCTCACGTAATTTCACATGGCCTGTGCCATAGATCAAACTTAACTGACAGTTATGTACAATTATTGGGCCGGAATCAGTCAAGATCGTAAATCTGTTCCTCGGCCCGGCGCAAAGCAAGTCGTAAACGGGCAATCTCCGCCTCAAGCTCACTGATTTGGCGCTTGTTTCTGGTATTCTCCGCTCTGGAGATAAACCTAATGTTGCCCGGTTCGTAATTACCATTATTGTCGATGCGATCCATGTCAAACTCTGGAACATCCCAACCATCAAGTGTTTGCGCGTGCGCGAGAAACTGCGCTTTATCCATGCGCCATAGTGCGTACACCGTGATGCCTCGGCCCCCATAGTTTTTATAGTTGCCGTCTTTGGTGTTATGGCAGCGGTTAATTGCTGCGGCGATTCGGTTAAGCAACCTACGCCGATGCTGGTCATTAGGCATGGCTTTGGTGTAAGCCCAGAACCTTTTAGTCCGACCTGCTGTAAGCCCGCATTGATGGCATCTAGTGCTTTTGAAGTCTTTGAAATTATGCTTATCCACAGTGTATTCAGGGAGGCCGCAGTCGCATTGGACAATAAGCGCGGCAACTCCCCCTCGCGGGCCTTGAATGTAGCCTGTAACGGTAAGTTTGCCGCTCCTATACCCAATGCTTGGGAGAGGATGGACGCATCTGAAACCACTGATTGACTTTCCAACCACTGAGTCCCTGACCACACTAGATGATCCGGTGTTAACCAACTCCCGCAAAGACTCAATGTTTCTTTGTAACCTTTCGACACTAATCCTTGGTGGCATACCCACTCCTCCCCATCCCATACTTTGTCTGACAAAGAAACCGCTTCAATCGGCTTCCATCCTGAGTAGCATAATACTAGAGTTCCCTCGGCAATACAAGTTTTTCCAACGAAGCGCTGCTCGTCTGTGACATCTGCATATCTTATGTTAAACGCTGATGCAGCAAAGTCTTTATACAGGTCAAGCCCATCGCCCAGCATCTCTAGCTTATCCATCTGCCCAGCAAAGTACAGGCCCACACGCAGCTCGATGTTAGACAAGTCAGCACCCACTATGCTATAGCCCAAAGGCGCGACGATAGCCTTCTTTAGCGGAGAAGTGCGAGGCAAATTCTGCAGATTGATTGAGTCCACTGCCGACCAGCGCCCTGTGATCGCGCCATAGTATTTTAGAGGTACAGGTAGCGAACCACTCTCTTCTGCTATGCGAATGAAGCGCTCTGTGCGGGTTTCTTCGAGTGTGCTCTTGACGCCTAGCCTAGCAGCAACTACAGCCTGTACACTGAAATTATCATGCTCCAGCAGTGCTTTGAACTCTGCATCACTCTTGGCAAAAGCGTAGGCAATCTTGCCCGTTCGCGGGCTTACTTTCACCGGAGGTGTAACACCAAAACTTTTAAGCACTTCCGCCAGCTTCGGGTTCGACATCAAGTCTTCTTTAGCAATACCGCTCTCTATAAGCAGGATTGTTTTCCTACCACGCACATCCGTTAAGTGCTCGTGTAACAGTGCGGTGTCTAGTTGAAATTGTGGCTTTGTGTGCATCTTGATCGTCATGTCGATCAACGCAATTTCCGACTTGATAAATGCTGGGGCTAGTCGCTTGAACAACTCATAGGTTAGCTCTACGTCATTCTTGCAGTATTCCCCATACGCCTTTAACTCTAACTCTGCGAAATCTGCACGGCGTTTACCCATAGCAAGGACAACTTCTTCACCCTTTACCCCTAGCTCGTAGCGTTCAGCTAGCGCTTTGAGCGATCCACCTGCGTCAACACCATGTACGGCGCGGGCCATAGACAGAGTATCGAGTATCAGCTTAGGGTGAATCCCGAACCGCCACGCTAGAATAGACGCATCAAACAGCGCATTGTGAGCCAGCATAAACGCATTGGCCCAGTCAAAACAACCAAGCCAGTCCCTAATTTCTTCATGCGTTCCGCTAAACCATGCTGCCGGTTCATCGTTCTTCTTTACTGCAACGCCGATAGTTTCATATCGTTCGTCATCTACGTAGCTCTGAGTCGTTACGTCTTTGCGTGATAAGCTGTACTCTTTGCTATAGTAGGTTTCTATATCCACCGTAAACATATTTAGCATATGCCTTTCTCCTGCATAAACGCCCTAACTATTGCTTCCTTTTCTGGGCTTAATCTGGCGCAATTAAAGCCTTCTTTGTCTTTGTGCCTTACTCGCCAAATGTAATGATGCGCGGTCATTGTCTTCACACCCATGAGGACGCCTAATTCCCATGCCATAGTTTTAGCATAGTTGCGATTTCGCGCCTGTGTTTGTCGTGTAGCCCAACAGCAATTATCAGGGCTGTACCCTTTGTTTACATCAACTCTTTCTAGTGTGTGCTTGCTCGTAGGGCGTCGCCCCATATCCGATAAGAAATTTTCGTAGAGCAACCATTCAGCTATGACAGAGATTCCCCGCCCCCCGTAGTGCTTATAATCTACGGCTCTAGTGTTGAAACACCTATTTTTCATCATTTGCCATGAGCGATATTCTGGAGTAGCCACGCGCCGCCCATTTACGTAGCGCACTTCCCCGCACGCTTTTACAGCCATTACTTTATCAGGCATCCTCCCTCCAATTTTTTAATAGCCTTTGCAGGTCTTCTTTCAGTGTGCCTAAGCCTGCTTCATTAACGACGAGAGCGCACCCACCAGCAGTGCTTATTCTTTTTAGCTCTCGCTCCTGCAACGCCGTGGTCTTCCCCTTTCCAGCTTTGCACTCTATTCCAAAAAAATACCCATTCAAACAACCGCATATATCAGGCACCCCACTTTTTCCATAGCCGCCCGTAACAGGGCTAAAATGATATGCTCCCAACTCATCCAAGATTTTCTTAACTACTGCTTTTACTTTAGCCTCTGGCGTAGTTGCCATTCACTCCTCCTTTGTTAACCATCACCGCTACCCTCGCCATCACCGTAGCCAGCACCACTGCCACTACCGTGGCTGAAACTACTACCTATGTCAGTGCCAAAGCCCTCTACCGCTTCAAAGTACCATTCAGGGCAATCGTTTACACCATCGCCAGCACCAGCGCCATTACCGATACCCCACCCGTGACCACGCCCTGAGTAGTGGCCTGAGTTATCTCCTTCGTTAGTGAGTTTATAGGGTGGCATCTTCCCACCTCCCGCTGTAACCGCCCTCACCATCGCCATAACCCGCACCGCCCCCCTCCCCCTCGCCACTGCCCTCGCCAGCGCAGCCTCCAATACCCCCATCCGCGCCGTCCCCACCGCCAGTGCTATCACCAGCGCCAGCATCATATCCGTAAGTAGATAGATCGCCCCAGCCCCTACCCTGCCCTGTGCCGAGGCATAAGTTATCTCCATTGTTAGTGAATCTATAGGTCAACATCTTCCCACCTCCCGTTGTAGCCACCCTCACCTGCGCCTCCGCCGGAGCCATCTCCATCACCATAGCCATCGGCATAGCTGTCTTCATTGACCTCACAATCACCATTCCCAAAACCGTCGCCAGAGCCACTATACCTGCCGTGACCTATTCTAACGTGGCTGAGAGTAGCAGCATTACCGGAGCCGTAACCCCATCCCCAACAGCGACCTGAGTCGTGGCCTGAGCTATCTCCTCCGTTAGTAAGTTTATAGGTCAACATCTTCCCACCTCCCAGTAGCGCTCCCTCTACCCTCGCCGGAACCACCGCCGAAGCCGTTGCCGTCGCCGTCGCCGTCGCCGTTGCCATAGCCGTTGCCGTAGCCGTATCCGCTGCCGTTGCCGTAGCCGTGGCCGTGGCCGTAGCCCCATTGGGAATCGTGGTCGTTACTCAGTATCTTAGGGGACATAGGGGTCAATGCCTTCGCTAGTGAGTTTATAGGGCATTGTCTTTCCAGCTCCCATCACGACCTCCTCTACCGTTGCCAGAACCCCAGCCGATGCCCACGCCAGTGCCCAAGCCGGAGCCTCCCACCGCACCGCCGCCGGAGCCTTCTACCCTGCCAGCATCTGTTATGACAGTCCCGTGTGATCGACCCATGCCGTCGCCGTAGCCGGAACCGGAAAGGCTAATAGCACCGTAGCCATAGCCATTACCGGAAGCAGTGCCGCGCCCCCTGCCATTAGTAGAGCCACAGTCGTTATTCAGTATCTTAGGGGACATAGGGGTCAATGCCTACGACAAGTATCGTCTGGGCTGTGCCTGTGCAGGGAATCACTTCAATCACCCCCGTTAGGTAAATATCATCGACGGTAACAGACAGCTTGGACGAAGTAGCCAAACCATTCTTGCTGATCTCGCTGAGAGTGAACGCACCTTCCCATGACCAGATACGCCGCGCTTGTGTGAGTACGCATATGTCCCTATCCAACTCCTCTACGATGCCGACATGAACGCCAGCGCTAACGGTACGAACTACTACGTATTTACCAATGTACTTTTTCATTCTTCAATCTCCACAGTCACAGTACGCTTTACCTTTACGATCTTGCCTGTGCTCAGTTCTCTGGTGTAATGACTGCCAGCCCATGTTACATCAGTGGGATGCTGCAAGAACTTAGCGCGGATTTTAGGTATGAACTTCACATTTTTTAAAGTGGGGTCTTTCCATCCGCAAGCCGTTTCCCGTCCATCAGCATAGGTCTCACCCCATGCCAGTCCATCTTTCATAATCATCACGCCTTCTTCAGTGTGTTCGTATTTCATTCTTCATCTCCTATCCTGTAATGTTTCTCAGCAAAGCAAATCCCAGCCAAAAAACTAAGCAAGTGTACTCCGTCGTCTCTGTCCCGTAACTCAATGAACCCTTGCAGTCGCTCGTTGCTGGTCAGCGGCTTTCTTTTTGGATTGGATATTGTGTATAGGGGTATATTGTTTTCGCCAAGGAAAGCGCGGATTTCTTCGATTATTGGTGGGCTACGCCAAGGCTGCATACCGCAAAACTCGGCGCATATTGTTTCGTCTTGGTCAATCAACTCAGCAAGCGCCCGCCTCAGCAGTTCAACCGGATTGCTCATTCTTCTTCCTCCCATTCGATACGGACACAGGCTTTTGGTTTTTGTGTAGCAACTCTATCTCTCATTGCGTCAGCTTGTTCCTTTGTAGGCCAAATACCATTGTTCCCAGCTCCATAGTAATAGACATTCACCCACCCCTCTTTTTTCACACGCCCTTCTTTTTTCTCGGATTTGTGCTCAGTTCCCATTTTCTTCCTCCATCGCTTCCAGTGCAGCGTTAACGCGACTTTCGTAGTCGAACCAATCTTTATCTTCCTCTGCCGTGGCGGTATTCCATTCTTTTAGTAGACTGGCTAATTCCTCTACTAAGTCTGCGCGGATATATTTATTTCTACACCTGAAGGCTACATATCCAGCGAGTAGTTTCCCGGTTTCAGCAACCTCGACCCAAATCTTCTTCGGTGCTTCGTTCATGAAATCAACCATATAAATAAATATGCAGGGATGAATAGGATTGCAATCATAATAGTACTACCCACAGCTAACCCAACACTAAAAACAATACAATCAGCCAAGAAGCCTTTTAAGTCTTTCATTATATGTTTGCTCATGAAATCACCCATACGAAGAATTTAACGACTACGTATGCTGCTCCTATAAAAGCGCCAGCTAACGCACCAAGGAATACAGCTCCTAGTAAAGACGTAATAGTGTCGTTCATTTCATCTCCCTCAAGTTTCAAACGACGCAACTATGCCGGGTTCGTAGGTTACGGCTGAGTCTAGCTTAAACTCCTTGACTGAGCGCACAGATATGCGTAAGTCGAAGTATACTTCATGCCTCTTGAACCGCTCAGTCAGTATCTTTCCACATTGCTTGGGAGACTCGGCTATCACTGCAACCATCCCGCCGTATTCAGAACGGGGGAATTTAACAGGCATATCGCAAATGTATATGTTCATTGTGTTTCTCTCGTTAAAGTGCCAGCGCTAACGCGGCTGGCGAGCGATTGTCGGTCGGTACTTTCGCCTCTCGTTGCCACACAAAAATAAAAGCCCAACCGACGAATGGGTGCCGCCCCAGTGGTTCCAATACTCCCATTAAAAATAGGTAAGGGCGGCATTAAACCTAAGCCATCAGTGCAGCCCAACTCACGGGGAATAACTGCTGAATAAACCCGCTAAACTCCTCAACCACATCTCTCGTTTCCTTCTGTGCGTGTGAGTCTAGTCTTAGTTTGCACACCCGAGCGAAGAAAACCAGCGAGCCTGTCCATATCCATGTGGTTTCTGAGCATATAGGGATGACCACACGCGCTTGTTCAGGACATACACCACTTTCAATCAAGTAGTCGTATGTAGCCAAACATTGATCCATTAGTTGATTTATATGCTCTTGATCTACGTTTACTAGCTCATCGCTTGAGCCTTGCTTCACATTCTCTGCGGCTCTGCGCCATTTGGTAGGCACATCTAACACAGGTGAGGTACTTACATACCGCCTGCTCACCTCATTAACAACCCCACCGACTTGATGTTTAGCCAACTGACGGGCTACATAGATAGGCATAGTCACCCTAAACTTTATGCTCGTGTGCGCGAACGGAGTCCAGTGTTTGTTCTTTGCGAGGTAGTGGATTAACTTCGCATCCTTTTCTGACAAAATAATTGCCGATTCGTACTCTGACTCTTTATCAAAGCTGACTCGCGCTGCGTTCACCACATCCAAATCGTCGCCCATGTAGTCTAGTAATTCAACGTGCATAGTCTATTTTTCCATTAAGTAAAAGCTAAGAATAAGCAGGGCGAACGCCCATAACACAGGATCATGTAGAACATTTACCATACATCCTCCCCCACATCGTCTGTTTTTCGCATCTCTTCGGGGGACATTTGGATGAAGGTAGCAGGCTCGTTAGGTGGAATGACAACGTACCCATTGCTGGTCTTGTTGATTGTCGTAATGCCCTTACCACTCAGGCTGCTGATAGCATAGCCATAAGAAGTCTCCTGCACATCTGCTGCACCATCCGGCCCCCAGATAAACAATGCCTGTGCAGGTAGGGAAAATACTACGCCTAGTAAAAATAGCTTTTTCATATCTCAAACCTCTCGTCGATACCAACCTTCTCATCTAGCAAAATGTCCAAGAGCTTTATGTGAACCATGCGAGACATCTTGTACAGCATCTTCCTCTCACCAATTTTGATGCCCTCTTTAATCCCAGCGGCTTTAGCACGACCCAGCATGTCATAAGAAGGTGCAATCTCATCAGCTAACTTAGCGGCCTCTTCTACTACCTCCTCGACTTCAGGTTCTTCTTCCATTACCTCCTCAACAACTTCTTCAACTACCTCTTCAACGGCTTCTTCCACTACCTCCTCAGCTTTATACTCTCTATTGAAACTCAGCCACTCAATGCCATCATCACTCACAACCCGCAGCACTTGGCCGCTATCAATAAGCAGCTTCAAAGGTTTTCTGATTCTGTCTTTGCTCATTCCCAATGCGTTTACAATCTGACCGCGTGTCATTTCACAGCGAGTGCTTAACAAATCAAGTAGGCAGATGCGTGTACTCATGCTCATATTTTTACCTCACACTATATCTTTTACGAAAATACCGTTGACCATCTTGCCACTGCGCTTGCGAATGACATTGTAGGAGTCTGTCAGGCATGTCATCAGATCAGTGTCGATCAATTCAGATAGCAGAATAAGCGTAACCAATACGTCACCAATATCATCTTGCGCTGCTTCGTAATTACCAACGGCTATGTTATCCGCCAACTCACCTGCTTCTGATATAAATTTTAAGCACTGAGTTTTAGGGTCACTGCTAACTAGAATCCCTCGGCTATCAGCCCATGCAACAACAGCCGCTTTGAGCTGCTCATACGTCATCTCATTCATTTCATAACCTCAATTTTAAGTTCACATTGTTCTGCATCGTAAGGCGATGCGTCCATATAGGGTGTCCACCAAGCTGTACTTAGTCTATCAGATTGAGCATCCCTGTCAATCTGCAAGTACCTTTCACAAGTATTTTTTTGGCGACACAGGCTCCCCGCGCACCTCGCTACATCCGTCGGTAGCCCACTTATTTTGTATAAACGCCGCGATTTTTTCATGCTGCTCCGGTGAAAGTTTAGGGAGGGGGCACCATGCAGAGAACTCACCCTCCTCGTACCAATGCCCTATGACTGCCGATCCCCATGATGTTAGCAAAAGCACCTTAGTGCTTAGGGGCGCAGGCTCCTCGAACTGCAACCGCCATTCTGGTTTGAACTCAGCCGCGTATTTCTCATGTAGTCTATCCATAATGTCCTCTGCCTTGCGGTACTCTGTTGGGGTGGTAACGGTACACTTTTACCAGCGGCCCGTACTTGTCGATCACTTTGTAAAACAGGTTGCCTTTTCTGTATATCTGCCCGATGTACTTATCAATCCCTAGCGTTATCATGTTCATTGCTTACCTCTGGTTCTTTCATCTGGCACTCATCGCTTAAGACCAACACCCTCTTAACAACGGGGCAGTAGTAGTAAAAGAAATGGTGCTTGAATTGCTCAACTCTATGCTTGTCACCGCACTTCTTGCATACGGCTTGCTCGCTCATGTATCACCTCGGCTTCGTATCATAGCTATGATTTCCTCGCGCTCTTCTCTCTTTGCTTTAGCCATCATCTCATTCCACGCAGTAAAAAATATGAGCGCATCAGGGTGCTTCGCAATGATAGCCCCCTCCTTGGTTATGACTACCTCTATCTTTACGCTGTCGCTGCCATCTATTTCATCAATCATAATGAATCCGCTCTCCGTAATGCACTGCTCACTTCATATCTGAACAGCAGGTTAGCTGGCGTTTTAGGCGGGGTATGCTTGCTCTCATCCCAAAACTGCTTGTATGTACCCACGGGTTTTTTGCTATCAGGTATAGCTACATAGATCGTATAGTCTCCGCGTGACAGCACTATGTAATTGCCGGATTTCATCGCCGTGACGTTAGGTATACTGTCAAGTTCGGCCATCATATTTTTAAGGCTTGGTCTAAAATTACTCATGTTACTCTCCTAGTGATCCTTTTATGGTCAAGTAAAATACGTTGTCGGTCATTCTGTATCCTACGCCCTCCAGTTCAGTTCCGTTCTCTACTATAAACAGCAGTGCCATACTCTCACGCACCCAGCGGGGCGCTTCCTCTACTCGCCACGAACCCATCGCAAAGGGGCCATACATATCAGGGCCGTCGTTGAGATTAGTCCAAGAGTATATTGGGCTTGACGCCTCGTCCACACATGTCTCTATGCGTAGACGAAGCATACTAGGCTTGGTGCTATCTTTTGCACTCATGTGTTTATATGAATTGTGCTGCCAGCGGGGGCTAGGATATGCTCTGAAGTTATGGCCCACAGCGTCGGATACTTGATGATGTTTGGGAAGGGTGTGTATCCGTCGGTCAGCACGATTATAGCCTCTGGCTCTAGCTTGTTCTCTTCGACGTACTCGAAGATTCGACACATATCTGTACCACCACCGCCCTTGAATGACTTCTTCTGCTCTAGCGAATCGAATGTCTCTCGGTCATACACGGTGTGGGCCTGCACTTTAGCATCGACTTCCAGCAAGTGCAATGTAGTGGGTGACACTGTGTTACATATAGCGACGATCTCAGAGAGGAAGCAAGCTAGTTCCTTATCTCCCAGACTGCCAGACGTATCAACACCTACCACCACAGCCCCCATAGTTTCAGAGAACGACTGCGGCATATACAAATCGTGCTGCAACCACCGACGGCTGGGTCTAGCCCATGTGCTGTCATCCTTACCTGCTGATACTGAAGACACGAACTCTCTCAACTGCTCACGCCAGTCAACCTGCGGTCGCATCAACTCGCCAAACAATCTATTGGCATCACCTGACATTTTACTCGCAAGCATCGCCCCCTGTCGTACAGCCTGCTCAATCTCTTTGGATAACTCGTGACACTCTGCCTCGCTTATCTCATCGAAGCGATGCTCGTCCATACCACCCTGCCCACCATTACCACCTTTTTCTTTCAGCTTGCTAAAGACCTCTTGGGTGTTCATCCCTCTAAAGCCCTCATCAAGCAAAGCACAGTCAGGTAGCTTGACGAACCCCTTATGCTTCTTCTCCATGTCAGCAATCTCTAAGTTGATAACATAGTCTGCCGCTTGGTTAGCGAGCTGAGCATTTTCTTTCCACAGGTGCTTCCATAGCCAGTGATGCTGATAGACTTTATGCAGGTTCTCATGAAGCACCAGACCTACGATCTCCGAATCCTCTAGGCTGCGAATGAAATCCGCACCGTATAAAACATCACGCCCATTAGTACACGCGGTGGGTATGTCATCTCTAACCTCAGTGTCACCCACCATCAGTATCGCACTGTAAGATAGCGTAGCTGGGTGGCCCATCATACGCACATGGATTTTCTGTAGTCTCTGTTCTGGTGTAAGTTTCATCTCTGTTCCTCTCTATTGTTATGCTGTTAAAGCTGCAAAGTCTGCGGGTTCCATGATCGTGCCATCCTCATCGCACTCGCGCACTGCACTTCCCCACGCTTGTAGTTGTTTATAGTTCAGCATGGTTGCGTCGTATATCTTGTGCTTCTTGATTACCTCTACATTGGGTACGCTGTAGGTAATCATGTAGTCCACATTGTCTTTGCCTGAGCGATACGTGTAGTCAAGCCCTACAGCGTTCTCAGCTATCAGAGCCTGTATCTGATGCGCTACATGAAGTGGCACCATGATCGTCCCGTTGAGGTGCATCTTAGCCATGATCTGATTTTGCGCGGGCAGGGTAATAGTAGGGGTTTGTTTTGTTTTGCTCATTGTTACTCTCCTGTTGTGGGGGCTACCTAAGTAGCCCCATGAAAACTTATACCGTATAAGTTTTTACCTTATGAAAATAAGAAGCTGTTTTGTGCAGCCCATGTTATGAACGTCTTGTGTGTAGATGCCATGCCCTGCTTCTCACTACGCATGATGGTCTTGGCAAACAGCGCGGCTACCTCTTTGGGCATACGCTCTACATACTCCATCCACGCCGAGAATGTCTCGCGCTCTAGTCTCATGCAAGCCTTGGCTACCAACATACAGCACGCTGCGCCAGACTTAGGGATCGCTGTACCAGTAGGGTCTTTGAGTATCTGCTCCCATCTTGGCAGGTCATTGTTTAGCTTACGCATGGTCAACAAGTCCATAGCAGCGGCCTCACCTACTGTACCCATGAGAGCGTGGATAATTACGCTATCGGGCAGATGCTCAGTAGCCTTGAGAATATCGCTGGCCTTCTCCATTGCCCTGTGAGTTACGAACGCAGCACGCTGTGCCTTAGGGTGGTTGATATAGTGATTATTGCTAGGGTGTTCCACATGAATGTCATCCTCGAACATAGAAGGAAACTCCAGCACCGTGCCGATAACTATGGGGTGGATGTTATTCTTGAGCGCCCAATTCTCTACCCACTCCATAGCCGAAGACTTAGTGATTGCTGCTTGACACATCCTGTTGCGCTCATGGGGTAGGAACACATCGCCCAGCCCCTCACTAGACCTGTTAGTGGTAGCAAACACTATGCTCCCTTCTGGCAAAGCATAAGTGCCTATCATTCTATCCAGCATGACCCTCAACAGGCCGTTCTTCACCGCTTTGCTAGTCTTGCCTATCTCGTCAAGCATTATGATGACAGGCTTTTTCAGGTGACAACCAAACGCTTCGTTAGGTACGAACGACACAACATCAGTGCCGTCGATGGTCTTGAACTTCGGCATCTGCAAGTCACCCAAGTCCATTAGCTGCGCTTCTACATACACAGGGTGGTGGTCAGGGAACCTAGCTGCCAGCTCCTTGAGAATAGACGACTTGCCGCATCCCATCGGGCCAGTGACTAGCACTGTAACTTTGTCGCCAATAGCTGCGATCAGATCAGTCGCGCCAGCCAAAGATATGTAGTTGTATTCTTTCTGTATTTTCATTGCTGTTTCTCTCGTTGTGTTGTGTTTATTTCTGCTTACTACCAAGCGAACTTATCTAACAGTGCGTCCACCTCCTCCTTCATATACTTCCTCACCACTTCATCCTTGCGTAACTCTGCTGGTTCATACCCAGTCAACACCATCCGTATGTTGCTCTTTAACTCCTCTATCTCTACGTCCCTTGTCAGGTTGAACCCATCCAGTGCATCGCATAACTCAAGCGCGCTCTCAATAGTCACATCATGGATGCGCCCCTTCTTACCATTCTCATCTACCCTGAGTTGCTTGGATATTTTCTCAAGCGAACTCTTGACTCTGCTACGCACCTCAGTCATAGCCCCATTCAACCTAGCATCCTGCTGTCTGGCAAACTGCTCACGCAATTCACTCAATCCTTGATTGCCTATATCTACACGGAAGTCCCCTGTCTCCGGCAGTGGGTACACCGCGCTACGCATCTCGAACTTAGCAGGTATCTCTGACGGGTCAGGGTAGTCGTCAGCCTTGAACATAGCACCAAGGGAGAACTGCGCTGCTTGTACTAACAAGGTGTACTCATTCACGAACGCTTGCACCCTGCGATTGTATTCCGCTTCGTGCGCCCCGTACTGCGCCATGTATTCTTGTAAGCGTGCGGCTGGTAATAGCCGCGTCCCTGAGTCCGACCAAGGCAGAGTGTTCCAGTTGTGCCATTGCCTGATGATGGCAGCGTACTTTGTTATGTCATCCAGTTGCCCTGACCCTGCAAGCAGGTTCTTCTGATACACACCTGCTCTGTTAGTCGCGCCCTTGTTCTGCCCTACCTCATCGGACACTTCCTTGTCCTGCTTTTTAGCAGTCCATCCTCTGATGGTCAGGTCTACCAGCACTGCGCTAGATGCAATCGTTACGTCGTTGTTGTTTACGTTGTTCATGCTCATCGTTATATCCTCATTGTTGAAAACTTATACCGTATAAGTTTTTGCTGCTTTACATCAGCGGGTAAGGCCCGCCACCTCTTTCTACGTTTCTTCAACGTAGATATATTATAGCACAACTATAATACAAAAGTCAAATTTAGACCGCGTTAACCATCAGCGGCGTAGGACTACATCCTAGTGGGAGAGAGGTGCAGAATTACGATAACTGCAATTCGACACTATATGTAGCAGCCACGGTTATTACGCAAGTGAGGCACTCATGGCTTACCCTCTTTTGTTAACTAAAAATTATTGCGATGACCGGCGCTTGCTGGTCTATAAAATCTCTTACGTGCCGTGGCAGTTGTGCGTAGTACACACACTGCGTCTCTCTCAGGTTGTTTGGCCCACCATAGGCTACGCTCTGTGGTGGCTCTCCCGCATTGTAGGTATAGTACCAGTATTTAGTACCCTTGATTTTGAACCTTGTCAACACTCGGGTAAACCGCTCGTCCTCAATTAAGTCATGTGTCAGATTAGTCACTTCGTATTTCATACTCACCTCACGAAAGCATGATCGCTATTATTGGTAGCTGCTCAGTGATTGTTCTCTGCACCCACTTGGGTGCGCTGCATGTCCTAATGGACACTCCGGTTGCTGCGTTCGTCACACGGCCTGGGCCTAGTAGACGGCACTTGGACTCCTTAAATACATGTGTTTGGTACGTCGTCCCCCTGTCATTGGTCATGGTGATCGTCACAAAATGTGACCACGCATGCCCTACATCCCACAGCTCATGCTTAACCTCAATCTTACCGGCCATCGGCGTAGTCCTCGCAGTGCATGTTCAGTACCCACAGGGATACCAAGTCGTCTAGCTGTTCTTGAGTGAGGCACCCTCTTATATCCACGAACTTATAAACAACTCGATGCACGTACCACTCACCCTCATCCTTACAGTAGGCGCACTCCAACTCTACCTGCTGTTCGTTTATTCCTATTTGTGCTTTCATACTAATTTTCATAACAGCTCACCCTCCTCGTCGAACTCGCACTCGTTTGCGAGTATGGATTCTTCAATAGCCTCATCGCTCGTCAGCCAGTCGTATTCCTTTTGCAGTGTGTCCTGTATCCAATCGGCAAAGCCATTGAATGCTTGCTCGATTACCTCACCATTTAGCAAGTCCTCTATTTCTTCATCGTCGTCTGCGTCACACACTTCCCAATCTACGTTCAATGAAGTGCGGTGTGATGGTGTAATCGACGCCCATAGGTAGCTACCCTGCGTATGGATAGCGCATAGTGCAGATTGCTCAACCAGAGGGTCGATGATATGTTTTAAGTCCTCTCTCTGCACATCGGTGAAGTCATCGAGCCTCATATTTTTAGAATTAAACCGCGCCTCATACTGGACATACGCTCCATAAACTAGGCCGAATCCCTTGATCTCGAAGCCATATATCCCCAATCCAAACGCCACGTCTGCAACGTATTTGTATACGTGCTCCCACCAATCGTGATCGACGTTGATGTCAGCGAAGCGGTCGCGGGCTTTCTCTTTTGCTTCGTTGCTCAGTTGTTCGTACTTCATGCTGCTCTCTCCTGCGAAAACTTATACCGTATAAGTTTTCGCCTTGTTATTTTGTTACTCTTACCACCAAGCGGGTGCTGTGGCGCGATCCCAAGAGGCGAAGCTCTTGGTTCTGTAGTATGTGCGGTATGATTCTACCGCATCATCCGTCTTACACGCATCTGGCATAGCCAGAGCGAATGGCGTTAGCCCTGCATTGGGCAGGGTTGAGATAAAGCCAGTCCTTCCTAAATGTACGCACTTGGCAAGGGCTAAGTGATTGTCGTGCTTACCCCACCTCTTCTTGTACTCCTCATTTAGCCACACCATTAACTCCCATAGCCACGTAGCATTATCTTGTGACTGTGCCACCCACCTAGTGCATGGGTGGTTTTTATGGGTGGGCTTGTATGGGCCGTTAAGGGCTGTGGATAACATCTGCGCGCTCTCTAATATCATCTTCGGCACATGCTTATCGCAATGTGCCTGAGCCGCAAGGCGCGGCTCCTCGTCTAATACAAATATATTCATTGCTTTCTCTCCTCGTCCTCGTAGAATTTTGCCTCGACGCAATTCCCCCACAAACCCGTGACTTCACACAATGCGAAGCCCACTTCATCGCCACAGTCCCATGTGCCTGTACCTGCCGTAGCTAAGAAGGCATTGAGCATACCTTCTTCCTCATCCTCCAGCCCTGAGTAGTCGCCATTGATAATGGCGGGCAGGAAGTGTTCGCCTATTGTGTATTCGATTGGCTCTCTCATCTCAATTCCTCCGGTACATCTACCTCATCGCCTAATTTACTAGCCACATAGCAGCGCATAGCTGCGATAAGGGGGGTCGTGCCGTGAAAGTGGTCAGACCGTTTTTGTTTACGGCAGGCAAACCAGTCAGGGTTTGCTTCCTTGAATGCTTTTGCTTGTGCAAGGGTCAGGTTACACAGCACCTCTATGCCCTCCCGCTCAATGATCGGCCCACCTTGCTCCCATTTGGTCGAGGGGCTAAAAAACCCTTGTTTTACGCCATCTATGGCGATCTTACCAAGCATCAAGCCTTCACACTTTGCCACTGCCCAGTCAAGGGCAGCGCCACTCAGTCGATATGTTTTCATACTCTCGTATCTCATCGTTGTTCCTCCTGTAAAACTTATACCGTATAAGTTTTCGTGTTGTTACTCGCCATATGCGCTTTCGATGCGCTCCCCGCTGTGGGCGCAGTACCAGTCGTACTCGCCCCAATTCACGTCCATATAAATGACGCGCCATCCGTAATCGCTCTGTTCCCTGACAGCTCGCAATACTTCCTTGTAATTCTCCTTGACTGCCTTAAATGATAAGGCTTCGCCATCGCTGGCGATGAAATACACTGGATACCCGCCCGGCCACGCATAGGGGCCAGAGCGGAGGGCGTTCTTCAAATCTTTGCTGTTTTTTATTTCCATTGCTACTCCTCCTCTATGAACATCACTACGCAGTCGCCGTTTTTGGGGTGCAGCACTATGGTGTCATGCCCATACTGCACATCACAGGGTATACCTGCCCACCCCGCCACTGCCTTGGCAGCGCGGATTTTTGCCAGTCGGGTGTTTGTCTTGGTCTCGGCCTCGTACCGACGCACCCACGCATAGTTTGCGTCTCCTCCGAATGTATCAGTCACTTCTACTTTTATTTTCATTGCGCTCTCCTATGTTTGAAAACTTATACCGTATAAGTTTTCGTTGGGTTTGTTGTGATGATGTGTTGTGTCTAGCTGGTAAGGCCAGCCGTCCTATATGTGAATGAAATGCGCAACGTGTAAACCTATACAAGCACCGCTCATTCATCGCACCGTTTTCTCAAACAGTGGGGATATTATACTCTAATATCTGGTTGCTGTCAAGCATTTAATTTTAGGTCATTCATCATCATCCAGCAGCACCTAAAACTCTCTGCCCTCAGCCTCCGTCCCACTGTTTTCTCAAACAGTGGGGATATTGTACGCCTATTCTACTTCTTTGTCAAGTCTTTGTTTTTGTTGGCTTTTTCTGCGTTTTTACCATAGGGGTCTTACCTTTAGTGGGCTGAGTGGGATGAAGTTGGTTTTCTCCCAGTAGTTTACTGGGTCTGCATCGGGTAGCACGTGGCTTCCGTCTGCTTTTAACTCGTCCACCTTGTTTCCAGCACTGTCTATCACTACCTGCCATCCTGTCGGCTGGCCTATGGGTTTTGTGTTGCTACTGGGTTTTGTGTTGCTACTGGGTTTTGCGTTGCTACTGGGTTTTGCGTTGCTACTGGGTTTTGCGTTTTCCTGCCCCCACTCATTTTCCTCGCCTCTGCCCCATGCTTCCAGTGCATCGAGCAGGGTCATCATGTCGGCTTCGTCTATTATCCGCAGGCTCTTAGCGTATGGGGTCTGGTACTTGAGCCAATGCTCGCGTGTGTTGTTTATAACCTGTAAGAATGAAGCCGTACTCACACCACCTAACAAGCCCGCATCTATGCTACCGCCACCTAATAGGCCAGCGCCTCCCAAGCCAGTCCCTCCGCCTACCAGCCAATTAAATGTGTAGGCACTTTTAGCAGCCTTTTCAGCGCGTTCTGTCGCGCTGTTGCCCTTGTTCCTATTCATTATAGAAGGTAGATACATGGTAGAAGCACCCTCTGCCCTGAAATCCTGCTTGTGGTCGATGCAGTATTTGTTCTTAACATCCTCAATCAAGGCAGCACTAGGGATAATAATGGAGTGGCGCACCGTTTCGACGTAATTCACAGCACCCCCATGCGCTTCTACTCCATAGTACGACACTATGCCTTTCCTAGCTGCTATGCCTGCATTACGCATGTTCAACGTGTTTTCTGATGCGTACCTTGTGCTTAGAAATTCTCCACGCTGGCGCGTGATGTATACAAGGTAGTCTAGTTCGGGTAGGTAGAGTCCTTCTGGCATGAACTCCCGTGTCTTAGCACGAGGGCTTTTCCTTGGGCTTCTTTGGTTGTTTGTGTCGGTGGCGGTGGTGATTTTTATGGGCTGGTGGTTGGTGCTTTGTTGGGCGTTTTGCTGTAGGTTTTCTATCTGGTGCGTCAGTTTTTTTATCTCATCCATCATCATTGCCACCGTCTTTTCCAGCATTTTTTCACGGTCTTGGGCACTTTCGGGGGAGGGGGAGAATTGTGATGTCATGGTGAATCCTATAATTAGATGTAACGAATCGTTCTTGTATTTGAAATAACTTGTCAAATTTAGGGGGGTTGAAAGTTACCGCTCTTACTCGGATATGATGGGGGCGTAAGCGGATTAAGTCAATAGGCTTTTTGTATTTATATTGGATTGGGGGATTGATTGGATTAGGGAAAAAATAGTGATGTTTATGGCTCTTAATTTTGGTTGTTTTTCAGTGTGAAAGTTTAACCTGTGGATAAAATTAAGGCGTTGATTTGGAAGGAGTTTTTCGACGGCGATTAAGGAAATGCGCGATATAATAACCTATTCTATTAAAGAGAAAAGAGAGAGACCCTATAAGAGGGGTCGTAGGAAAACGGGCGGCTGGGAAAATCTCTACGACGCCCTCTCTTTCTTCTTTAATAGAATACATTATTATATCTTCTACTTTTTTCTTTTTTCGCGGGGTTCGCGCCCACCTCACCCCTGCCTCAAACGCACCCCCAAAAACTTATACCGTATAAGTTTTGCATCCCTGCCACGCAACACGAAAACGCCCAAAGGCCTCAGTCCTAGTAATAAGGAACTGGCTTGGTGGAACTGGCTTGAAAACTTATACCGTATAAGTTTTCAGCCTCGCGCATGCGCGAACGCTAATCGAAGTGAGAATGAGAATCATTCTCAACAAAAAGTTGAGGCCAAAAAAGCCGCGCATACGCGCGGCTATGTTGGTGAGTGCGTGCTACTTGCTAGACTTAGCCTTGAGCGCGTCGCCCGCTTTGCGGGTTTCCTGTTCGCTTTGTATCAAAGCATTTTTTAAGTCCACGTACTTTATGCCTAGGATTCCCGCAGTGTTTTTAATGTACTCGACTGTCAAGGGGTGCCGTTGAAATTGCAATAGTATCGTGTACCAATGCTCCAGCTCTGATAGCGCGTCCGTGTCGTCTGTTTTGCTTACTATTTTGGATAGTGTTGCGTCCGCATCTTGCACTTGTTTTGGTGGGACTTTACCCGCTGGAGCTGGAGCTGGAGCTGGAGCTGGAGCTGGAGCTGGAGCTGGAGCTGGAGCTGGAGCTGGAGCTGGAGCTGGAGCTGGAGCTGGAGCTGGAGCTGGAGCTTTATCCGCTGATGCCGGAGCTTTATCCGCTGATGCCGGAGCTTTATCCGCTGATGCCGGAGCTGATGCCTTGCTAACAGCCCTATTGATCGTTTTGCCGTCCCAGCCTATCCACGCTTTTGCCGTTTTTAGCCTATGCGGGTTTAAGTCCGTTGGGATTATTCGCTCTTGAAAGGCAAATTTAAGAGTAGTCATGAGCGCGTCGGGGTTGCTGTAGTTACTCGCAACCACGGCAACCCGTAGTTGCTTCTTGATGCTGTCCCATGGCTTAGCGCCATACTTCTCTAGCAGGGAAACAAGAGCGGCTCTTGTTTCCTTTTGCAATTTAGCAGTTGTCTGAAGTTCGTCATTAAGTTCGCCTATCCTTTTGGCGTAATGCACATAGCCTAATGTGTGCTTGACTAGGTTTATCGAATCAACGGCAAAAGTATCCACATTGTCATTTGCTTTGTTTGCTTGCTTGCTCATGTCATTCTCTCATAAGTGATTGATTTACCACGGCAGGGCTGCCGCTTGCCGTCTATTATACAGAGTCTGTCAATCTGTACAACAAAAATTAAACACGAAAAAACAAGGGAAACTTATACGCGTATAAGTTTCGGCCCTGTAATGGCACGGTATATATAAGGTATATTATAACACAAAACGCTAACAAAATCAAGGACTTACAGAATATAGGCTATCGTTGTCCGCTTTTTGTCCAGGGTATTCGTTGTTGTTGTCCGTTTTTTGTCCAGGGTAGGGAACTAGCTTGCTTGATTTTGACCCCACCCCACCCCGCACCCCCCGCGCAGCGATGGGACTCCGTACGTAAATATAGACTATATTCTTGACAGTTACAGACCAAAATTATTGCATGTTTGGTTAAGATGTGTTTTAATACACCCTCTCATCTACGGAGGTAGCACCATGCGAGCCAGCAAATACAAAAAAATTTCCCAGCAACAGTTACATGACATGTTTGATTACGACACAGAGACCGGATATTTAACCAGAAAAGTAAAAGGAAACACCCAGCGTGTAGGGAGCCGAGCAGGAACACTGTACTATGCGAAAGGGAATCTTACGGGGCGGGTGATAGGCATAGACAAAGAGCGCTACGCCGCGCATGTACTAATATGGTTGTATGTGTACGGAATAGTGCCTGAGTGTCAAATAGACCATATAGACCAAAATCCAGACAACAACTCCTTAAGAAACTTACGCCTAGCGCCAAACAACCAAATGGATCAATGCCAAAACAAAAGGCCCAGCAGGAAAAACAAGCTAGGTGTCATTGGGGTCAGGTACGATGCAGAACGGCGGCGCTACTACGCTACTATCACTGCATACAAAAAACATTATTTTTTAGGAGGGTATGCAACGCTAGAAGAAGCTGCCGCTGCGCGTAAAAAAGCGGAAGTAGTGCTACACCCTTTTTCTACAAAAACACCCCCCACTGCTTAAAAAACAGCCCCAAAAAATTTTTCATATAAAAAATTTACAACCCTATTGACATTGGACTTTACCCGCGCTACTCTCCGATTTCTGGTTTTATACCTGCTTATGCTATGGATGACCTAGCCGATACTCTGTACGATTTTCCTATTATTGTCCCTGTAGAGGGGATGCCTGACCCTGCATTGTTCCTTGAGGACGAGACTCGCCCGCTTAAAAGGGCGGAGAGTGCATGGATAAAGACGGCTATAGAGGAGATAAAGGCGTCACCAGAAAAGCAGGAAGTAATAATTCATTCCGCTCCCAGTGCCCCTGCACTGAAGTCTCTTCAAAATGCCCTGCAAAGATACGAAGGCGCAATGCCTGTCACAAAGGAGCAGTGGCAGAACTTTGTGATGAAGAAATACTTCGAGCAGGCAAACGACATAGACCCAAAAGTATCAAAGCCCGCCCTAGATGCACTAGCAAAGACCTCAATGGTTGGACTGCATAGCGATGTGCAGGAAATAAACATCAACAACCGCACAACACTCGAAATAGAAGCCGAGCTATTACAGACTATCCAGAAGCTAACAAACAAGGCTGAGGAGAAGGTGATAGAAGGAGAGTGGGAAGATGAGTGATGCGGAGAATGGCGAAGCAGCCGAGGAGAATAGCAAAGCCACCGGGGAGATAACCCCAGAGGTGCTTCAAAAGGCGCTGCTACGTGCCAGCCCAGCGGATAGGATTAAGATAGAAAAGCTCGTAGGTGAGCTTACTAGAAGGAAAAAGAGAGAGGATGCACAGGAGGATTTTCTGTCTTTCGTGCGATCTCAGTGGCCTGACTTCATATCCGGTGCTCATCACCGTAGAATCGCTAAGTTGTTCGAGGCAGTAGCTAAGGGAGAAAAGCGCCGAATCATTATCAACCTAGCGCCACGACATACAAAATCAGAGTTTGCGTCGTTTCTGTTCCCTGCATGGTTCTTGGGCAAGTATCCAAAGAAGAAGATAATGCAGATCAGCAACACGGCTGAGCTGGCAGAAGGCTTTGGTAGAAAGGTGCGAAACCTGCTGGAAACAGAGGAATACAGAGAGATTTTCCCCGATGTCGAACTCAGATCAGACTCAAAAGCGGCAGGACGATGGAATACCAACTACGGTGGCGACTACTATGCTACAGGCGTTGGGGCTGCTCTTGCTGGTCGCGGTGCTGACGTTGTGGTTATTGACGACCCACATACAGAAAATGAAGCACTCCAAGCGCAATTTAACCCCGGAATATATGATAAGGTATATGAGTGGTTCACTACAGGCCCACGGCAGCGACTCCAACCGGGCGGGGCGATAATCGTTGTTCAGACTCGATGGAGTCTCCGCGATCTTACAGGGCAGATTCTTGAAACAGCCAGCCAGCGAGAGGGTGCAGATCAGTGGGAGGTGTTTGAGTTTCCCGCCATCCTGCCGTCTGGCAATCCACTATGGCCTGAGTATTGGTCAAAAGAGATGCTGGAGGCCATCCGTGCAGAACTCCCGACAGGTAAATGGCAGGCGCAGTACCAACAAGACCCAACAAGTGACGAAAACGCTATAATAAAGCGAGCAGACTGGCAAATGTGGGATAGAGAAGACCCGCCCAGTGTTAGTTACATTATTATGGCTATGGACACCGCGTTTGAAGCTAAAAAGAGTGCTGACTACAGTGCTGCGGTGTTTTTTGGCGTGTGGGATAACCCTGAAGATGGCGACCAGCCTAACCTGATTCTGCTTAATGCGTGGCGAGAAAAGCTGGAGTTTCCTGAATTGAAGGCCCGCACGCTGGAGCTGTACAAGGAATGGGAGCCAGATAGCGTCATTATTGAGAAAAAGGCCAGCGGTGCTCCGCTGATAGCCGAGCTGCGTAGAACGGGCATACCAGTGCAGGAGTACACACCCTCTAGGGGTAATGACAAGATAACAAGACTTAACGCAATCTCAGATATTTTTGCATCAGGTAAAGTATGGGCACCGAACAAGCGCTGGGCAGACGAGCTGATAGATGAAGTCGCATCCTTCCCGTCCGGTCGTTACGATGACTTTGTGGATTGCGTTTCTCTTGCTCTGTCTAGGTTTCGTGCTGGCGGATTCGTTGGAACGCAGCATGATAAGAATGATTACGAAGACGAATGGATGTACAAAAGTAGACGAGCAGCCTACTACTAAAGCAAAAACACACAAGAAAACAAACGATGAGGAAACAACGAATGACACTAGAAGAGTTTGAAGCGATCTTCAAAGAAAGAGATGAAGCGAAGTCCCCAGATGAGTTGCACGCACAGGTAGTGCGAACCAAACTCCAGAATAACCTGAGCGATCTAGCGAAACTATACAACCCACCAAAGCAAAAAACTCAAGAACAGAACACTCAAGAACAAAAAACCCACGCTCGGCAGGTAGGCGGCGACCACTACAAAACCAAATCCATTCAGCCGTGGGATGTGATAGATACGCTGCCTCATGCCGAAGCTATCGGATTTTACAGGGGAAATGCTATAAAATACCTCATGCGAGCAGGAGCTAAGACTGATAATCCAGCGCGACAGGATTACGAGAAGGCACTGCATTACATTGAGAAGTTGCTAGATACCCTACGGTAGCACCCACAAAAGCCTCCCACGAACACAGGAACCCCACATGCCCATAGAACGCGCTCCCCAGCAAAGCCCCCTACAGGGTTACATAGAAGAGAACCTCCGTGCTCAAAGCCCACTGCTGAGTGAGAGCGAAGAAGAGCCTGTAGAGATTATTCTTGGGCCTGAAGACGGTGAGGAGGTATTTTCCATAGAAACTACAGAAATCGAAGCGCCTAGCTTTGATGCTAACCTCGCTGAGTTTATGGATGAGTCAGAGCTTGCAGCCCTGTCTGCGGATTTGCTTGATGATTTTAGTAACGACAAGGCAGCGCGTAGAGAGTGGGAAGAGACCTATGTAGACGGGCTGGACTTGCTTGGGTTGAAGCTGGAAGAAAGGACTGAGCCTTGGAACGGAGCGTGTGGAGTATTCCACCCCATGCTGACAGAAGCGGCTATTCGGTTCCAGAGCGAGATGATCTCAGAGACATTCCCAGCACAAGGGCCAGTCAAGGCGCGGATCATTGGTAAAACGGATAAAGAGACAGAGCAGGCGGCGGCGCGAGTCGTTGCAGATATGAACTATCAGCTCACTGAGCAGATGCAGGAGTTTCGGCCAGAGCATGAAAAGATGTTGTGGTCACTGTCTCTCTCGGGCGCTGCGTTCAAGAAGGTGTATTTTGACCCGACACTGAACCGCCCTACGTCGATGTTTGTGCCAGCGGAGGACATCTACCTGCCCTACGGGTCTAGCAGTGCTAACACTGCTGAGCGCATCACTCACAGCATGCGGAAGACCAAGAACGAGGTTAAGAAGCTACAGCACAGTGGGTTCTACCGCGACATAGACTTGAACGAGCCGACGAGAGACATAGACCGTATTCAGAAGCGCAAGGACGACGACTCTGGGTTCAGTGCTATCAACGACGATAGGTATAACTTGCTTGAGATGCAGGTCGAGTTGAATCTGCCGGGGTTTGAAGACGTTGATCCAGAAACAGGTGAAGAGACAGGTATCGCTCTGCCTTATGTTGTAACCCTCGAAAGGGGTACGGGCGAGGTGCTGGCTGTCAGGAGAAACTATGAAGAGCATGATGATTTTAAGCAGCCTCGTCAGCATATTGTTCAGTATACGTACATTCCGGGTTTTGGAGCGTATGGATACGGTCTCATTCATCTTATTGGTGGTGCTACCCAGTCAGCTACCTCGATAATTCGTCAGCTAATAGATGCAGGCACGCTGAGTAACCTGCCGGGTGGGTTCAAGACCACTGGACTACGAGTAAAAGGCGACGACACACCCATAGCACCGGGTGAGTTCAGGGATGTGGATATTCCCAGCGGAGCGATGCGTGACAACATCATGCCTCTGCCGTACAAGGAGCCGAGTGCTACGCTGTTCCAGCTATTGCAGAACGTAGTGGAGGAGGGCCGCAGGCTAGCAGCCGTGGCTGATGTTAAGCTCAACGAGATGAATGGTGAGGCTCCCGTCGGTACGACGCTGGCGATCCTAGAGCGCACTCTGAAGGTTATGTCGGCAGTGCAGGCGCGGGTTCATGCGTCGATGGCTCAGGAGTTCAAGCTGATTGCGGCCCTGATAAGGGACTACACCGCCCCTGACTATTCATACCTCCCGGATGACGTAGCCCCTGCTAGTGCTAAAAAGCAGGACTATGAGAAGACTGACATAATCCCAGTATCTGATCCTAACGCTACGACAATGGCGCAGAGGATCATTCAGTACCAAGCCGCGATACAGCTAGCGCAGATGGCTCCGCAGATTTATAACCTCCCACTGCTACACAGGCAGATGCTGGACGTTATGGGTATACGTGACGCAGATAAAATCATTGAGGTGGATGATGACCTCAAGCCGACCGATCCTGTTACGGAGAACATGCAGTTAATCAAGATGAAACCAGCGAAAGCGTTCATCGAGCAGAACCATGACGCGCACTTGGCTGTGCATAATGCCTTCATACAAGACCCCAAAGTGGCCGCTCAGATGGGCCAGAATCCTCAAGCGCAGGCTATTATGCAGGCGTTTCAGGCGCATATCGCGGAGCATATCGGGTTCTCGTATAGAAAGCAGATTGAGTTACAGCTAGGCGTACCTCTACCCCCGCCCGACGAAGATATGCCTCCAGAATTGGAAGCAAGGGTGGCTCCGCTATTGGCACAGGCCGCACAGCAGGCGTTACAGCAGTCTCAGGCCGAGGCACAGGCGCAAC